CTAATCGTTTGGTTTCGTCCTCTAACAGCTGTTGTAAGGACAGGTACAATGGAAAGTATTTATGGTCGGGATCAAGCTCCCCGTCAAACTCATTCCATAAGATGTGGTACATTAATTCTTCAATCATATCGGCTGGTTGTAGTAGTATTTCTTTCATCGGTTAATCACGGTACATCCAACAGGTAAAGATTATTGCTACAAGTGCGATGCAAAATAGTGTCATCATTGTCATAAGTATATATTCTCCTTCAGTTAAGCTCATAGTGGTTGTGGTTCTTTAAAAGTAAAAGTGAGTCCATCAAAACTTTCCCAACACTTAGGTTCTCCGTGGTCACTTAGATGATGAACTTGTGAGTTGTACTCGGTTACAGCTTCATCGTAAGTTTCACACTCGTAGCCGTCTACATATTCATCGGTTGCTTCATCACGGACATCTACTATCCAAGTCTCTTCATCGAGGACTCGTAACATTACTTCGTAGCCGTATAAATCACCGCTGTACTTTTCTTTGTCTTCATTCATTGGTTGTATTGGTTTGTTGTTTCTCCCTGTTAAACTGCTCCCTCTCTAGCTCAAGAAGTCGTTCACGGACAGTTATATTGTCGGGCATCTTGTGCTTTAAGGAAAGGTAATGCTGTATCAAAGCTTCAAGGCTATCATCGCATAGGTCGTTCATATCTAAAAAAGTCGGTTCGTTATTATTCATTGATTAAACATTCTGGGCAGGTATCTTGTGCTTCCATCTTAGGGTTTGTCAATCCACAATCTTTGCAGACAGGTACGCTACGCTTTCCAAGCTGTTTGATAACACCCTTTGCTTGCTCGATGAAATGCTCCTTTGATTCGGCTGTGCCTTGGTACTCAGGATAATTTCTACAGCACCACAAAAGTTGAGGTGTAAGGCTGTATCGTTCGTTGTCGATTCGATAGAAGAACGCTATTTGCTTTCCGTGGTGATCGGTTAAGTAGATGGTTACGCTCATTCGGATAACAACTCCTTGTATTGCAAGCCAACAAAGAAATCAGTTCCTATCTCAAGGCTATTCTCTGTATCGTAAAACCAGTCCATGAAGCTGTGAGTGTCGGTTACATGGTCAGGTAAGGTTAACTTTATATCGTTCTCTTTGACCCACTCTTTGATGGTAGGTAAGACATTCACCTCTCGGTTATCAAAGACATAAATATCATCTTCTTCCCCATGTGCACGGATAGTTAAAACTAGTATTTTCATCATTCTTTTATAAGTTGTACAGTGTGGAAGCGTTGTCGTAATGACTTAGCAAGCTTTTGTCCCGATGCTTTCGCTTTAGCTGGGCTGTTTTCGATGATCGTTGCAATCTTTACAGGTGTGTTGCTGTCGTCCAGTGCGAGTACTTCATATGGTCTTTTCATTTGTCGCTTTAGTTCTTCATTTGTTTATTCAATCTGCAAAGATAATCGTATGCTGTCATGACATAATATTTTTCAGTGTTCACTTGATCAGCTAATGACTTGCTAAATAATTCAGTCACAGCTTGGTCAGTTTCCTTGTCTAGTACTATGTATGTATGTCTCATGAGGCCAAGATAGATAACAAGATTAGAAGCCACCCACTCGCACATATGCAAACAAAGGATAGGCTAAGGAACTTGCTCAACTTTGGATGGAAAAGCTTTTCGGTGTTTGATTCGATCATATCGGATGGTGATGGTATGCGATTGATAACTTTTATTGGTTTCATGGTATTAGTTAAATAATGGGTTTCTGGATACTCTGGTAAGTTTACGCTGTGCACCTATAAAGGTATTACAGTAAAAAGTGAACTCGCCATAAGTGGCTTTGACTTCTTCTTTTTTGGTTATCGTATTGTAGCAAATGTGTATGCGTCCACCTCGATAAGGAATGGTGTTAAAACAATTCTTGCTCATTATGCTACCACCTCCGATTCGATGTGTTGATAAGCGGAATATGTGCCGTTACGAATAAGAAAGAAAGCAATCCAAGTCATGTGAGTATTTAAATCACGCATTGCATCCTCATTATCAAACTCAAAACCATTGTCTCTGACTTCATCAACCGCTTGCATAAATAGCTCGTGATTATATTCACGCATCATGTTTACTAAATCCCATGCTTTGCTGTAATAGATAACATATTGGCAACCATCTGCAATTTCATGGATGCGATCAGTCACCTCAATATCGTCTGAGTATGAATCGTTAATATCTTCTGCGAGGCTTTGGCAGTAGTCTAGGTAGTCTTTATAGTTTTTCATTCTATTAGGTATTTTTGGTTTTAATTAGGAAAGAGCAATTCTTTCTTTTAAGATAGTTTTAGCAAGGGTAATGTCTTTATCGATAAACTTTGAGCCGTTCCTTGTAATGATTGCAGGTTTTACAATGTTTAAAGAATCGAAAGCTTTAATCGATACCCATTTATTGCCAAACATTTCGTGTTGTTGTTTTTCTATTAAGATTCTGTTTTTCATAAGATATAATTTTTGGGTTTGATCGAAAGCGTAATTGCTAGCGACAACTTACCCATGCCATAACCTTGTCAAGTGTTCCAATAAAAAATTACAAATATCGTATCGTATAAGCTGTGCTGATTGATGTTATTATGATCGCTAATGATAAGATAAGCTGTGTTTTAAGATGTTCATTTAGTTCATTTAGATTTGAACTTAGAACCCGAAAAGCGAAAAACATACAAACAAGTAAATCCACAAATACATCAACAACGAAAGCATTTGTCTTGGCTTTGATCGATCTAGCAACTGACGCAATCCACCCTGTTTACCTGTTGATTTGCGAAAAAAAGAGAAGCTTTTGGTGGAACTCTGAAAATCCGTTTCGTAAATCGTTGATAATCAACACCGTTCGCACAACATTGATTATGTCTAATTGCAAATACATACCCCCTCCCTATAAGAATCTTGCGGGTACATGGGGTTAAATAAACTTCGGGCGTATATAGCGTAAGCCGCTCAGATTTTTCCAACTAAAACTTTTCCGAAGTGCTACTTACCGCTTGATATACCGTGCTTTAAGCCGTCTGTAAGGGCGATCTCTATGTAGTCCTCATCGGTCGCTACCTCTTTGCCCCATTTAACAAGCATATCGTGCGTACTGCCTTCCATCTCCAGTTCCATCTTTACGCACGGTTCTTCCTCTTCGGATACAATCCGTATGATCGGCAGCTCGTCCTTAGAAGTGTGGTTGGATGTCTTCTTCATCGTCTTCTTCTACGTCCTCTGTTAGTTCACCTGTGAATATAACATCATCTGTTTCGGTCAGTACAGACAGTTTAGCGAAGTCCAAGCATCCGGCTATCGTGTAATCGTTAATATCGTATTCGCTCTTAAACCTATATATAAGCTTGGCTAGTTCGTACTGGAACGTATCTGTTTGATCGTTGATGTTCATCACTTCGTTCTTCTCAACGTTTTAATATTCTTCGAATGATTAATACTTATATTCATACTGTTGTAACTATAACATAAGCCGAGACGATTTCATAGGTAAATCGACTACCACGCTATACACTGCTTAGATACTACATCTTTAACTTTTATGCTTTACATACTCCCTTCGGCTGTTACTTTTTATACTAATGAGATTTAGATAGTCGTTGTAGACGTACGTTTAAAACGTCTCATATTAAGCGGTATATAGATAAGAAGATAAGCAATACCTACTAAGAGGTTACATCAGCTGATACTTATTGTAGTAGTTCCTTTTAACAAAGGTAAACCTTACAAACGCTACAGCTACATCGTATCAATACATAAGTTGTTTAGTTAGCTCATACATTCGTTCTTTCGCTAACATCTCTTAACTGACAGATTGATACGTGGTTCATTAAATAAGTTTTTAAGGATAGGTGTGTTTACACGTAAACCTATGTATTTACACTAACTACGTCATCACCTTATATAACAGATACTAAAGGTTTGTTATAACGATAAGAGGGCTACATCCAAGTGACAGCTACAGCTTTGTTATTACGCTTATGGAAGCTATCAGTGAAGTCTTGTAGTTCTTTATGAAGTAGTTCTTGTTGTCTATCAACCATCGATTGGTCAGCGTTAGCAGCCATCTGCTGCGTCCAATAACCAACAGCGATTGATAGAGCGTCAAGACGGTCATCGTGTACTAAGCTACCCTTATCTCTTGTTATCCGTGATAGCTGATACATTAACATATATCTAGTCTGTTGTTCTATGGGGTACGTCAAAGCTGACCTGTAATCATTTGTTATAACTTTAGGATCAACAACAAGTCTATGAGCGTTAAGTACTGGTTCCATTACATCGACGATACGAAGTTCCTTTTGTTTGTTATGTCGTACTTCTTCTATGGTTACTGGATAGGTGGTACGAAACAGAGGTTTAATCAGCTCCATAAACATACCGTCTCCAAAGTTAGACTCTATAACAACGATATTAACTTTGTTATCCTTTGCTATAGCTACCAGCTGTTTCAACGTCTTCTCGTCGTAGCCTCCCCGTATACCCCCCGCATCAGGTACGTACAGTTGTCCGTTAATCATCTTTACTACAGCGTACCCAGTTTCGTCCTTACCACGTCCACTGGGGTCAATAGATAGCACAGAGCCGCTGTACGGTATCATATCCCCAACAGTTGAAGAGGGTCTCCTAAATCGATCCCCCGCCAATCCGACATTTGGTAGCTCACGATCCGTATTATCCGGGTCAGACGACCACACGATTTTCTCAGGAGCTAGGTCTACATCCACATCAGATATGATCAGATCGTTTATCTTTAGTGGGTATCTATCAGCATCGGATAGCTTCGGGTTCAACATGAACTGTAAGGCGTACCCGGTACGACCGTACGACATCTTACGTTCCTCTAGGTCGAGATCAGTGAACCGTAGGGGTTCTGTAGATGTACCTACTGTCTCTTCAGCTATGTTATCCGCTATAAGGGGTGCTAGATCGCCTCCATAGTTGTTAGTGGCTTCTGACTCGTCTGGATACTCTGAGGGCCATATACGACTCTTGTAGCCTCTCTCTCGCAGTTTGTTGTATATACTGTCCTCACACTGAGGAGTACCGAGAAAGATGATACGGGAGGTGTCTAAGGGTTTAACGATAGCGTCGAACTCTTTTACTTGTTCATCCAGCTTATCTCTCATACCTTGTGTAGCACTGTTATTAGCTACCTCTACGTCGTCTGCTACGATGATGTCTGCACGACTACCTGTGAGCTGTGACGATATACCGAGGGACTTAACAGAGGGGGCGTGAGAGGCTGGAGCTGGTCCTACATCAAATGCTATCTTACTGAATCGTTGGTTCTCTGACGGCTTTAATCCTTGCAGTATAGGAATCTCTTGGATGATACGAAGTGTAAATGTAGAGAAGTCATCCGATCTATTCTTACTGGCAGATACAACAAGTATGTTCTTAGATGGATTAAGCAGTAGCTGATGCACTACAAAAGCAGATGTTATCCAACTCTTCCCTACGCCTCGGAACGCCATGATAACAGACCGCTTAGGTCCGTGTTGCAAGTACTCCGCTATATCGTACTGTAGCGGTGTCGGGTCGGGCAGATTAAGGTGTTTCCAAACTAAGTATAGAAAGTTTCTAAAGTCCTTGAGCTTGGGTGGTATCTCGATGTTGTTCTTCTTCTTCAAATGGTAACGCTTTTAATTGATGGTCTAATGCTTCCAATGGCGTACCGACACCGCTGTCCATAGTAACGTTGTTATCTTTGAGGAACTGT